GCAAAATATATATTATGGTCAAAACCAACTATTAAAGCAAGTATAAAAGATTATGTAAAAAAGTTTAATTTAAAATTGATTAAGTAAACATAATCTTCTATGTTTGGCAAAATTACCACGACTTTTTAATTTATGACAAATATCACATTCTTTTTTAGTTTTATTAAATAATTGATATTTATCTTTGTTTTTTATATTATGTTGTTTCTTCCATTCTTTTAATTCTTCAGATGTTCTAATTGGTTTTAACATATTTAAAAGAGGTTTTGTTTCTTTTTCAATATTAAGTTTTTCTTCTTCCAATAATTGTTTCTTTGTTTCAAAATTACAATCTTTTATTTTGACCATACTCCAATTATTCCATCCACCATTTTCACGAATAAACATATAAACTTTTGTATCTTTTTTTTCATACATATTTTTATGGTGATATTTTCTGTTTATAAAATTAGTTGTTGAACCAATATATATATCTTTTATTGATTGGTCATTACAAACAAGTTTATAGATACACGAATTATTATAGTTAATCATATTTATTATTTTTATATCCGTCTTCTTTTTAAATCAATTTAAATTAAATTATTATAGAAAAAAATAATTTCTATATTAATTATAATAAGATGAACTCTAATGCATTTTCTAATATTGATTTAGATATACTTCCAGTAAAAACTGATGGTACTGAACAAAAATTATCAAGACCATTACACCCACACCTTCCTAATATTGCAAATGGTCAAGTAGGTATATTAATATCTCCAGTAAAAACTGGTAAATCAACAATTATTTCAAATCTTTTATTAAATCCGAATTTTTATAAAGACCAATTTGACATGGTTTATATAATTTCAAATACTATTAATAATGATAGAACATCCAGATATTTGAAAGAAGAATTTCCAGAAACCATTTTTGATGATTTAAGCCGTATTGATGAAGTTATTCAAAATATTATTGATTATCAAGATTCATTTCCAAGAGGTGAAAAACCTTTTATAGCTGTTGTATTAGATGACTTTTTGGGAATTAAGAAATCAAGTAAAATAAATTATTTAGCAACACGTGCACGGCATTATAATATTGGACTTTTATTATTTGCATCACAATTATTTCGTGGATTAGAAACAACAATCAGACAAAATGCTACATTTGCTATTATTGGTTCTCCAAATCCAAATGAAAAAGAAATTCTCAAAATGTCTGAAGAATTCGGAGACCGTTACGGAGGTCAAACAAATTTTTTAAAGTTGTATAAAGAGGCATCAAAAAAGAAATACGGTTTTTTATATTTGGATTTACAAAGTAATCCATCAAAAGCATATTCTGGATTCGGCAAATTAATTTATGAAAATAATACCGAAACAGAAGGTGATGGATGGATAAAAGGAATTGATAAAGAAGAATAACGAATAATATTATTTCATGAATCTGGTTTTATTCCAATCGGACTCATTTGGCATTCATTCTTTAATATAAGATTGCCAAATGTGTCCAGATTAATGCTGGTTTTTTTAGTCATTTCTATTTACTGAAATTAATTTTGTGACTATAATACATCTTATTACATTCAATTAAATGTAATAATATCTATTTTTGCTGTGATTAATTATGCTCATTTTTGTAAAATGGGGGATTTTCCATGACGTACAGATTTTACATTTTTCTATAATTTAAATATTATAGAAAAAATTAAAATCTAAATTAATATTATATAAGCATGGATTTAGATTTACCAGAATTAGACATTGTCGAAGACGTTGCAGAGGTTATGAATGATGAACCACCACCAAATAAGGTGTTGTCAGAAGAAGAACACATTAAAATGATGGAAGATGAAGAAGAGAAAAAACAACCATTTGTCAGAAAAACAGCACCCAAAAAGAAGAAAGAATTGAGTGAAAAACAAATTGCTCATTTAAATAAGATACGTGGGATGGCTCTTGAAAAGAGAAAACTAAAAGCAGCAGCCAAAAAAGAAGCAGTAGATAAAGTAAAGGCTCAAGTATCTGAAGAACATAAACCGAAATATTATAAACCAAAACCAAAAAAAACACCAGAAGAAAAAGCATTAGAAAAAGAAGCAAAAAAGAAGTATAAAAAACAAACAATGGAAATTGAAGAAAATAATATTAAATCGGTAATTGAAGAATCTACACCAGATGATTTTGTTCCATCTCACAAAGCAGAAGTTAAAGAAAAAAAAGAAAAACAATTATTTAATCAACAAGATAGTTTTAATCATTTCATGGGTAATATGGAAACATATTTGAAAATGAGAGATGAATTTGAACAAGATAAAAAAGTCCAATTGAATAAAAAGACATCATCTAAACCAATTCCAGTACCCAAAAAAAAAGAAACCAATGTACTACCAACTATTTTGACACCTATTGAAGAGAATCCATTTTCATCTTATTTTGGTTAAATAAATTTGTTTTAAAAATAATATATATATTAATAATAAAGAAGATGTCCGAAACCATTATAATTGAAAGTAATCGACAAATCGCTTATAAACAAGAAAGAAAGAATTTAACTGGAGTTAATGAAAGGAATGCAAACGTTGTTCTACCTAATAATCAATGGAAAACAAGATTGGAGTCTGGAATAGTATGTGAAGTTGGAACAGAAATTCAAGTTGAAGCAGTTATGGTAAATACAAGAGGTTCACCAGAAGAAACAATCGAATTTTCTGGTATTGATAATGTTCAAGATGTAGATGAGGTCATTGATAATAAAGTTGATATAAGATTTCAAAAATATATCGTTAATAGACAACAATTTAATGCTAATTTACCTTTTCACAATACATTTCTTCAGCAAATCAACTCACAAGCTGGGAATTATGGATATGTATCATTTGCCGATTTTAATTTATTTAAAAATCATTTTCCATATCGGGGAATAGAAGGTATGTATGTTTCTGGAAAAGCAAGTGATGGAAGTTTAGTATATTCTGAAGTTAAAGGAGAGGGAACAAGTTTAGATGGAGTATTTACAAAACCACCAGCACCCGTAGATGATGCAGACCCGACAAGATATTATTTGGGTACAGATGATTTTGTGGGTTATATGAATATACTTAATTCACCAGACAGAGGAGCATGGAATTTTCAAACAACTGATATATCTTTAGAAGTATCAACGGGATTTAATACTCCATCAAAAATTGGAGAATCTTTGACGGCACAATTACATCAAAGACAAGGTATACCAGCATCATGGACTGCAAAACAAGTTCCAACAACTATTTACGAATTAAGAGGAGATGAATCATTAGGACAAGGTGAAATTGTTTCTGTAGTAAATGCTGGAATAACTGACCAATCATACCAAACTGTACCAACATCAACTGGGGATATTTTCAGAGCAAGATTTGAAGGTAATTGGTCAGCAAAAATTGCTGGTGAAGGTGCTACAAGTATAGCAGAAGGTGTGGGATATACAGAAGAACAAGGTCGTGATGTTTTTCATAGAAATATGTTATGCGGTAATCCGTATGAATATCGCGGTGTTTATCCATGGTTAGTTGGAAGAATAACCGCAAAATCATCCGCAACTATGCCATTACCTAATAGTACCGATATATCAACAGTTGGTTTATATACTGGTCACACAAATATAGATGCTGCAGATGTTGGACAATATGGTTTAAATACAGTTCTTCTTGACCAATTAGACTTTGAGACAGTAATATATGGTATAGATGATGTAAAATTTAAATATAATAATAATTCCCCACCACCAACAACTCCCGACCCATTTATACCAAGATACAAAGGTACGGCAGAGCTTGATAGAATGGATTTTTTTAGATGTGACAAAAATACATTAATAATTACAAATAATATTTATAATTTGGCGAATATGAGTTATTTTGAAGTTGCTTGGCTTGAAAATGAAATACCTGTTAATCATATTGATGAAAATTTAAATGCTAATCCATTAACAACTGATTTATCAAAACAATTTTATCAAGAATTATATTATGGAAGAGCAGATGACCAAAAAAGCTGCGGAGCAACGGGAACAAAAATTAATCTTACAAATACAAATGAATATTTAACAGCTTCTACAAACTTAAATTCTTACCAAATTATCCAAAGAGAACCATCAGAAATCGCAGCAAAAAAAGCATTAATCAGAAAAGCTGGTGTTGGTGGATGGGATGATAGAAATTATATAAATTGTTGGTCACGTTATGACCCGTTTTTTGACCAGACAAAACCAGGGTCAGTGAATTTTGTGTTCCCATTAGAATCAAAATTCACGTTGTTGGATTCAGATGGAAATTATCATGACCAATATTTTTCAAGATTAAGTGGATTAGCAATTGTTCCCGTATTTTATAAACAAGACCAATTAGCAGCAAATGGTGGTAATATTCCAAATAGTTTGAAAGATGTGCCATTTTGTGCTTTTGTTGCTTATGAAGGAATAAATATTGGTGAGGAAAAACCCGCACCTATGGAAGGTGAATTTTTTGGAAGGTCCCCATCTTTTTGTGACAATCTATTAGCAAAAGTTGTTTCGACACAAAAAACAACCCAACAACTTGAAGTAGTACCTCCAGCAACAACTGCAATCACAACTTATCCAACGGGGGATAATGCTATAAATACGAGAACATATCAATATATGCCATATTGCATGATAGGAGCAGATAATCCAACAATCCAATTTGATGATACATATGGACGATTCTCAATTTCTGGACTTCATACTGCAGTTCGTGCTGGTAATGGTGTATTTCAAGCTCCTTTAGGTGATGCAAATAACCAAGCAGACCAAGAATCAATGTGTGCATGGTCTCGTGAAAGTGCTATTTGTGGAACTGACTCAATTTATGCAAACAAAATTGAATACACTGGTATTGTTCAATCATCAGTAAACAATCCATTAATATCCTCCCAATCTGGATTAGCAATTCAAGATATATTTTTATATACAAAAATTGGAAGACAATTAGATTCAATAGACCCAAGAACCCCAGTCATTTATGAAGGGACACTTTTTAGTAAATTAGGTTTTGAATTAGAACAGCTTCTACCATATGTCGGTCAAAGACAATCAGCTTTTAATCGTGGTACATTTGGTCAATATTTAGGTACAGATAATACATTTGTAAACAAATATAATACCATGGTTGCTCCCGTCACAACAAATGCATATATATCTGGAGCAGACCAACTTTCAATGGTTAAGAATGCAAAAGATGATGTAATGGCAAATCTTGGTGCGACAGCATTCAGTCAAAGTGTTTTTATAAATGCTGTTTCGGATGATTTAGTTGCAGTTAATCTTCCTTCAAAACTTGATTATTCTTATTTAATAGTTTATTCAAATATTGTTCCTAATACTCAATTTTTCGGTGGAGGAAATGGACAACAAAAAATTCCAGCTGTTGCTTATGTTTCAAGAAATTATTCTACTGGAGATTTCTTCTTTGGACAAGAAACATCATGGAGTTATATTGTAGATAAAGAATTTATATTGACTGAATTTGATGTAAATATTACATTACCTAATGGATTACCTGCACCTATTGAAAATAATTCAAGTATTATTTATAAAATAACTAAACCTAAAGTAATGCCCCCTCCACTTTCAGCATTTCAACCACAAAAGAAAAAATAAAAAGTAAATATCGGTAAATCAACATTTTATCTGGACACATTTGGCATTCTTATTATAAAAGATAAAAGCCAAATGTGTCCGATTAAAATTTATTAAATTAAATAATTATTTATTAAAAAATATATAATTATTTAATAATGAAAAAGTGTGAAAAATGCAATTTAATAACTGCTTATTTTTTTGGTAATATTTGCCCATATTGTAAATTAAAATTTGGTATAAGCATCTTTTCTCTTTTCAAAATTTAATTTTGATAATCCTTTCTTTTTTGGTTTATTATTTTTGACTTTCTTTTTTTCATTCCATCCAACAAAAACATCTTTTGGTTTTACTGAAGGTTTTGTTTTTTTTTCAACTTCCTTTTTAACTTTTTTATCTAATTCAACTAAATTGTGACCATTCTCATAGTCAGTATTATCGTATTGAGATATTTGATATTCCATTATTATAATATGTTGAGATTTTAAATTAAATTCATTTAAATTAATTATAAAAAAAATAATATCTCTATTAATAATAAAGGATGAGTTTAGTCACACTAAGTAGTAAAAGAAATACCGAAGTTCAACGGGACACAGACCCCGCGATAATAAAAAACCATTTTAAAGATGGTTTAGTTTTACGTGAAGGAACCGAAGTTGGTTTGGTTTCTTTAACAATTAATAAATTAGATTTATTTGAAATTGTAGCGGGACAAAATGATATTTTTATTTGGAGAATTGGAAATCAACAAACATTTGAACAACATACAGTAACAATAGCAGAAGGAAATTATAATGGTTCATCTTTGGCTATTGAATTAGCAGCCAAGGCAAATGCATCAACACTTTTAGGAAATTTTAAAGGAACATGGACATGTACCTTTGACCAAACAGCACAAAATGGTGAAGGAGCATTTACAATGAATTATGGTCAGAATGAAACACCAGCAGCACCTAATACACAGACTTATGAAACTTATGGTGGGGGTACACCATCATTTGCAAACAATGGTTCTGCACTTGTTCAAGTAAGTGGAGCAATTGGAAATCCCGAAACTGATGATTTTGAAACGACTAATAATCCATTAATTATTACGGGAAATAAAGGTATTTTTCCTAATGATGGGGATTTTGAATGTATTATTCGACCACAAGAAGGATACACAGAAATTGACCAACGAGAAGCATTACGAGCATCTGGTGGTTTAGTTGATGAAACAATTTATACTGGAGGAACACCAACTAATAGATTAGGAACTTTTACACCTACAACGGGAACTCCAGCAGCAAATGGATGGACATTAGAGTTCATATTTGAAAATGGTGATGATAGTACATTTTGGACTTATTTAGGAGACGGAGAATGGGGTGTTGATGATGGTGGTGGTGGTGCTGACGCAGCATCAAGAGCAAATTCTGATGATTTCTATTTCTGGAATCCATCAAGAGGTGTATGGGCTGATGAATTGAATGGGGGTAGAGGTGCTGAAGTTGTAAACACTGGTTCTTTTTATATCAGAAATGGTGGTGTTCCATTCAGTGTAGTACAAGGAAATGTAGGTATGGGAACAACTGTTGCTGGATATGTAAGAAATTATTTATACAAAGGGAGGGACAATTATCCAGGAGATACTAATGCAGATATATTAAAAAGTTCTCCAGACGGTTTTGATATTACAGTAACGTGTGATGACAATTTACAAAAAAATGGGGTTGACTTTTCACTTGGAAAAATGGTTCAAAATGCTGGAATAGAATTTCCAAATCCAAATTGGAGATTACCCTCAGCAATGGTTGCTGATTTTCAAAATTTAGACCCTACAACAGATTTTTCTGCTCTTCCACCCGTTGGTGGTGTTACTCCTTCAAATTGGACATCATATAATTATCCCGATGACCATATTAAACTCCGTATAGCAATTTCAAAAGTTATTCAAATTCAAATATATATATCCCATGATACTTCGGGTAATGGAACTTTTATTGAAGAACAATTTTTGAGAAGAACGGGTGATAATAATGGATTTAATACAACTATTAAAGAGAAATTCTTTCCATTAAGACCTGTAATTGCAATTGGTCGAGGTAATCAATATTTTGCATCACGATATTTTCTTCAAGGTAAATTTGATGATACAGAAATTCTCAACCCAAATTTCGAAATTGCTTCATCAGCTGTAACCCTTCATAAAGATGATGCTGTTGATTTAGAAGATGAATCTGAGACCGTTATTGCTTCACCAGCAGCAGCAGTACCAGCAAATGCAATGACCGTAAGTGCATTATATAAATTTGGTGAAATATTTGCATCTGATACTGCTGGTCAAAAACCAGAAGGAGGATTGTCTGCCGAAGACCTTACACCATCTGGTTCTATAAATAACTTAATCGGATTTAATAGATTATATAATTTTGCTTTGGGTCAAACATCAAATGGTGTTACATCAACAAATAATCCAATTACAAATATTGCTGAACCAACATTATCTTTAGAATTACCAGATTTTAATATTAAAGGAGCAAATGGTAATACTGGAGATAGTATGAGAGTAATTGCTGTAGTACCAAAAGAAGAACTTAATACAAATGAAAAAACTGGAACTTTACATTATTATCCAACTTTCCCAATCATGATTGATTTGAATCTTCCACAAGAGCAAATATTTTATGATTTAAATGCAATTTTAAGATTACCAGATGGAAGAGTTGCAAATGATTTAATTAATCCAACAGAAATTACTTTATTGTTCAAAGAAGGTGAAGAAAGTAAACAAAGAAGAATGTTAAAAGAACAAGCTGCAATGATTTCATCAGTAATGGGAAACAGACAGTCAGCAATGATTGGTGGAATTGGAAATGGAAATCCATTAATATAATTTTTAAAAAATATTTAGTAATTTAATTTTTATTTAATTAATTTTTATTTAATTAAATAAATTTGAGCGGACTCATTTGGCTTTTATTCTTAATAATAAGATTGCCAAATGTGTCCTTTAATAAACAATTTATAAATAATATGTTTAAAATGGCTTAAAAGAATATCTCATTATATAATATAATGATGATTACAGAAAATAAAATGAATTCATTTAAATTTGGTACAATTAAAACTATTAATGGGCAACAAGTATATGTTCCATTTAAAAAAGGAAAAGAAAAAATCTTTAATAATAATAAGAACACTATGATTAACTCATTTTTAAAATTTGGGCTTTTACCTAATTCAAAATGTCCATCCAATGAATGGAGTATATCAGAAAATACATCAAGGAAAAAAGCATGGTCAAAGGAAAAGAAAGCATCATCATTTGGTGGAGTTGGAATTCCTTGTGGAAAAGTCAATGATTGTTTTGTTGTAGATTTAGATGATTATAAATGGAGTGATGACCATCCATTTATTAAAAAGTTTGGTAAAGGAGATTATCACAAGAAATTTGATACTTATGTTCAACAATCTGCTGGAGGAGCATGGCATCTATTTTTTAAATATGATGAAGAGTTCTTTAATAAATGTCACAATAAAACTGGTATTGATATTCTTTCTGACCGTAATTCAGAAGGAGAATATAAAGGAAAATATGTTGTTGGTGCTGGTACGACAATTCGATTTACTGAAGACATGAAAAAGAAATATAATTCAAAAGAAAATTTTGGAACTTATAAAATATTAAATGATAAACCCCTTACAGAATGTCCAGAAGATTTGAAAAAATGGTTGAGGGAAAATATATATATTGACAAAGATGTAATTAGAACTAAAAAAGAAAAAGTAGAAAAAGAGATTGCAATTTCAAATACTCCCGAATATTTTAAATACAATTTATCAGAATATCGAGTATCATTGATTTGTCAAAAATTGTACAAGAAACAACCAAAATATTTTACCGAATATCGTTCGGGTGAAGATTGGTCTTATTTAATTTTCACAACTGCGATGAAATCAATTGGACATCATAAAATGTGGGATAAATATTCAAAACTATATGCAAATGGAAATTATAACAAATCAGAAAATCAAAAGATTTGGAATGGTATTACACAATATAATAAATATAATTGTTTTAATAAAATTCTTCTTGAGATTGATGAAAGAACCCTTTTGGATTATGTGAAATATAAACCAATTAATGAAGAAACTATTCAATATTCAAAAGAAGGTGAATGGGATAAACTCGGAAAACATATTAAAATTCCAAATGTTGATATTCAAATAAAATCTGGTACTGGAACTGGAAAAACTACAATTGTGAAAGAGCATTTTTTGACTAAAAAAAGAAATTTCATTTCAATTGTTTCAAGAAGGTCTTTGGCATATGAACAATATAAAACATTTATTGAAGCTGGAATTGATTGTGTGTGGTATGAGAATTTCGAAGGAGGTAGAATTCCAGAAGATAAAAATGTTGTAATTCAGATTGACAGTATCATGAAATTATATTCTTATTTGGATAATATTCACAAATATACAATCTTTCTTGATGAATATTCAAGTTTAATTGAACATTTAATTATTTCACCAACATTGATGAAAACTCGTTCTATTGTTTTCAAAGTCTTCAAGAAATTAATTAATAAATCAAAACAAGTGATTTCAGTTGATGCAGATTTGACAAAACATACATTGAAATTTTTAACAGCTTGTGGTCGTCCATTAAATGTTTGGAATAATACATTCCAACACAATAAAGGAGTACCATCATTGGAATGGTTTAATATTGAACAGATGGTTGAAGATATGAAAAAAAAAGACAAATTTATGGTTTGCATGGATTCAAAAACATCAGCATTAGCTTTGGCTGAAAAACATTTTGCTTGTGAAGCATTAGAACATATTGATGAACAAACAGTTGTCATAAACGGTAAAGCAGTTAATAAATATGAAATGACAGTTTATAAAGATAGTAAAGGATTAATTTTAGTTGTATCAGCTGAAAATGATTTTGTACCAAATCTCGATGAATGGGATAGAGTTATATTTAGTCCTAAAATTGTTTATGGTTTAGATTCAATCATGAAACGTGAAGTTTATTGTATTTATAAAGAGCATACTATTTCACCAAAAGCAATGATTCAACAAGTAGCAAGATGTAGAAATATCATTCAGTTAAATTATATGTTTTGTAAAAAGAAATTTGTCAATCCAGTATTTATTGATATTAAGGATGTTTCAAAATCTAATAATCAAAGATTAGAATTTGTTGATTGGGTTGAGGTTTGCGAAGAATCTGATGTGAGATTTTACAAACAAATATTAGCAACTATATTGTATAATGATGATTGTTATAAAACAAATAAATTTGTTCATTTCAAGAACATGCTAAAAGAAAAAGGTTTTGTTAAAGTACCTACAAGTGTTTCTCAAACAGCTATTTCAGATTTGAGAGTCATGGAAGAGAAATATAAAAAGAAACAGATTGATGAATTTGATGAGTTGAAACCATTACATCTTGCAAGAAACACTATTCTTAAAATTCCATTTGAATTGAGAAAAACATATTGTCAATTATATTTGAATGATAAAGCATTTAATCAATATTCAAATGTAAGAAAATATTTGATAAATGATGAACATGATATTAATGATAAATTAGTTGAACAAGAAGATTTTAATGTCAACAAAGTAAAAACTGCAAATTATAAAATAGTACTAATTCAAAAGTTCTTGAAGTATATTGAAGCAAAAGATAAATTTAATATTCAATCAAAAAAGAAATTAACAAAAGAAGAAGCTGACAAATGGTTTGGATATTTGGATACAGCTTTTAGATTTAGATTTGAAAAGGAAAAACCAGACATGACAACATTAGCTGGAGTTGATACAATCACATTGAAATGTTTAAAACAATTATTTGGGGGAAACTTCAAATTAAAACATGAACTCACAGAAGACCAGATTGAATCTGGAAATACTCAAATGACATTTGCAAAGACAAATCTTACATCAACATCAAGAAAGACAATTGACGGTGTTAAAATTACTACTGTAAAATTAAATAAAAGTTTCTTTGAAAAGGTTTCAGAAGTCATCTCATTTTCTTTTGGAGAAGAATTCAAATACAAACAATATCTTTCATTGGATACTCCAACAATTTTGGATGACGATGAATAAATTCTATTTTTTATACATTTTGTATATTTCTTTCATTATATCAATATTGTGTTAATATTGATATAGTGCAATATATGCTGGTTTTATTCTTGTTTTATTTATTATATTAGTTTTATTCTTATTTAAGGAATAAAAAATATTTTTTATTCTATCTTTAAGCATAAAACCATAATAGAGCATATAACCAGCATAAAACCAACACACAACATATTATCAAGTTAATATTAATATAATCATTATATTAATATTATAATGATTTTAATTTAAAATAATATCTCAACTAATATATAATGGACAATTATCAAACACTTTATAATAATTTACCAATTGAAATGGTAAATAAAATTTTATTTCAATTCAAAGGAATGCAACATCCAATATCATGTATTATAAAAGATTATTTCAATGAGCTGGATTCACAATACTCGATTTATCTTAATGTACAATTAATAAAAGAAAGAAAACATATTGAAAATGAGGGTGAGGATTCATTCTCAATAATAGTAAAAGAGACCTATAAGGAGGTATGGATAGATTATCCACGAATGTTTTTTCCCGTTGAATATGATTTTATTGAAACTATTATTTATGAATTATATGATGAGGAATAATATCTATTTAATAATATTTTGTTTTATATTAATATAACAATGATAAATCAAAAGACTGAACAAGAAAAAGAAAAGATTAGGCAATATCATCGAGATTATCGACGACGGAATAAAAAAGAATTGACAGAAGAAGAAAAGGAAATCAAAAGACAATATTATAGAGACTATTATCAAAGAAAGAGAAAAGAAGAAAAGAAAAGACAATATAATAGAGAATATTATCAAAGAACAAAAGTAGCTAATCCAAATCCAAAAAAAAGAGGTAGAAAACCTAAAGAAAAAGCTACACCTCTTAAAATTAAAAAATCGGCTTCACCATTTATACTTTATTTCGATTAAATGATTATTATATTAATATTATTTCCATTTAAAATTTAATCTAATATTAATATAATAATGATTTATTTAATACCCAAATGTTTTAAAAAGAAAAAAGACTTTATTGAAAAATGTTTCAAATATTTAGATTCTATTAACAATCTTGATATTGAATTTAATCCACAAAAATCTATTTACCCAAGATTAAAAAAAAGTAAAAAAAGAGGTAAAAATGCATTAATTGAAATTCTTAATGTACTTCAACCAAGTTATTTCTCTGACGAGAATCACTTAATGAATGAATTAATAAATGTTTTAAAATGGAGTTTAAGGAAAAAGGAAATAAATGGAATCCAAGTTTTGGCAATAACAACTTCAAATTCTAATTTATTAAATGATAAGTATTTTCCATTAAATGAATGGTCACATATTTCAGAAACTGAAACAGATTTATTGAATACAAAAATAAATACAATGTCACAAGTATTATTTAATAATGTTTGCATGGAGGAAGAGATTATTGAAACTGTAAAAATAATAAAATCACATCTTGATAATTATGTTATTAGTACAGAAGAAAAATTGGAGATTATTAAATATATTATAAATAATTAAAAATCTAATTATAATTATATAGATAATGTCATTGGAAATAATAAATAAAAAAATACCATCAAATAATGGAAAAGCAGAGATAATATTGGCAAATCATGCATCAATATGGGCTGATAGTGTACCAGCACCAATTGTTGATGCTAATCAAAGAGATGGATGGTATTATACAAATACATCAGCAACAAATAAAGCAAATATATATTTTTTTGATGGAATGCAAGAAACACTTTTACTTCGTGATATTAATTCGGTTTGGGCAAAAATAGCTATTGATAAAAATACAGATGTTCAAAGTCGTCCTTTTTTTATTGTTTATACAAAAATGACTGGAGTTGGAGATGCTGGTTCTTTTTATCATTCTAAATTGACTTATCAAATGGATAATAATGTTAATATTGGAATTGGTGAAGAAGTAATTATTCACACACATTTCACACCGAATATTTCTTACGATAATAGAAATATTGTTTGTCCTAATATAACAATTGATGGTGATGGATTAGGGTCAGAAGAAGTTCTTTATATTACAATTCATACTGATAGTGGAGCATCTGCTGGAAATGTTCAAATACTTTTTCAAAATCTTGGATTTAGTTCAAAACAAGGTCATGTTCGAAATCTCCATTTGAAAGGATTTCAAGAAGCCCAATATCCTACTGACCCTTCTACGGGTATATTGTTCACAACAGAAAGTAATCGAAGAATTGATTTGGCGGAATCCATGACACTAATTGATGGTCAATATACTTTTTCAAATTCGGTTCAAAATATACATCCGTCTAAAGGTGATGTCACTATATTTGGTAATTCTAATACACAAATTACAGATATTGAGGTTCAATATTCGGCAGATGATACAAACTGGTTTTTTGCGTCGAATCATTACGTCAATTTCCATGGAGGTTCAAATGGAGATTTTGCAATGGATTTTAAAACATCTGCGAAATATATCAGAATAACTCAATTTAATAATCATGGCTCAAATCGACAATTAAATTTAAATATAAATTTAACTTAAATTAATTTCTTCAATATTGTATAGTTCAATGAATGTTTTAAAATTAAAAAAACTGGTGTCTAAATTAAATAAAGAAGACCGTATTGTTGGTGTTTGGAAACTTACAAAATCTGAATTGATGCATGAATTATCCAAAATTAGATATATGATTGACGATGAAAATTTAAGACTAATACCAACAGTTTCTATGAAAAGAAAGAAAGCAATAAATAAATAAATATTGAGCGGACTCATTTGGCAATCTTATATTAAAGAATAATTGCCAAATGTGTCCAGATAAAATGTTGATTACAAATATATATTTAGTTTTATTTTAGTTTTTTTATTTAAAATTAAAATATAATGTTATATTAATATAATGACTTTTATTGAAACAATTAAAAAAGAGATTTCCGAAAAGAGGAAATTGAGACCTTCTTCTCTCAATGCATATGCTGCTAATATGAATAAGTTACATAAATTAATGTTTGATAAAGAAATAACTAATTTAGATTTTTTGAAGAATAAAAAGAAAGTAATGGAAACAATTGAAGAAAAGAAACTGTCAACAAGAAAGACATATTTGGCAGCAATAGTTGTAACCTTAATGGCATTTGATAAAGATGAAAAATTAATATCATATTATCGTGACGAAATGGAAGATTTAGCAAAACAATTCAATGATGACATGGAAAAACAAAAGAAATCAGAAGTACAAGATAAAAATTGGGTTAGTTTAGCAGCCTTAAGAAAAGTAATGAGAAAATATCGAAATGAATTAAATGAAAAAGGAATATTTAAAAAAGATGCAGATGATTTAACAAATAAAGAATTTGATTTACTTCAAAAATGGATTGTTGCATCACTGTATATTCTTGATGAAAATCCCCCACTTAGATTGGATTATATAATGAAAACTATTTCAAATAAAGAATATGAGAAATTATCAGAAGACCAAAAAAGAGAAAAGAATTATCTGGTAATTAAATCACGAAATAATAAAATGTTTAGTCTCGGTGAATATAAAACGTCTGGTAAATATGGAACAAAAGAAATTCCAGTAGGTAAGAAATTAAATTCAGCATTAAATATTTGGCTAAAGTTCAATAAATCTGGACATCTTCTTTTAAATTCAAGGAAAGAACCAATGACCGCAAATGGTCTTACTAAATATCTTCAAAAAACATTTGCTCCTACTGGAAAGAATATTTCATCATCCATGATACGACATATTTTTATATCTGAGAAGTTCCCCGCACAGAATAAAGAAAAAGAAGAAGTAGCCGAAAAGATGGGACACAGTGTTCAACAGCAGACACTATATTCTAAAAAATAATAATTAAATACATTTAAAAATAAATGGATAATATTAATTAAAAAGTATGCCGAATAATAAAAAAGAAGTTCAAAAAAAATCAGACGATAAAAGAAAGAATGACCCTAAAAGAATTGAATATATGAAAAATTTACATAAACAGCCGAAACATATTAAAAAAAGGATGATTTATAATTGGAAAAATAAATATGGTATTATTAGTGAAGATTATGATAAATTATATGATTGGTATAAAGAAAAAACGAATTGTGCTCAATGTAATATTGAATTTAGTTTAATATTTGGTAAATATCACAAAGTATTAGACCACGACCATAAATCTGGACTTGTAAGAAATGTATTATGTAACAATTGTAATTGGAATTGTAATAAAGAAGAAAGAAAGGAAAGAATGAAAAAAAGAACAACAACACCAGAACAAAAAAAAGAAGTTAGGAATAATTGGAATATACAAATAATTTGTGAATGTGGTTCTTCTTTTAAAAAATCACAAAAATCAAGACATCAAAAATCTAATAAACATTTAAATTATTTATCTCAAATTAATATCTAATTAATATTATATACAATGAGTAATTCCTGGATTTTATTCGTAAAGTCATATGCTGCAAAAAACAAAATGAAGTACAATGAAGCATTAAAAGACCCTAAATTAAAAGCTGCTTATAATAAATCAAAAGGAACAAGTAAAGGTAAAAAAGGTGCTGTTAGTTCTTCTGGTGACAATAAAATTGATGATTCAACAAAAAAAGGAGGAATGAGAAAGACAGCAAGGAAAGCTTTTAAAGGTCGAAATAAAAAAGAAAGTCAAAAATAATTTTATTTTAATTTAAATTTATTACATTAAAATAAATATCTTCTATTATAATAATAATAATGTCGCAAGGTTTAGCACAATACGAATCAACCGTAGCTGGTTTCGGAAATGCTGTTGACAGTATCCGAAGTTTTACTTCTACATATGACACTGACTTTTTTAGAAATTGGACAGAAAAACACAATTTACAAATGGAGAAATTAAAATCAGCTTCAGATGTTTCTGGTGGTATTGGAGGAGCATATATTGCTGGGAAAATGGGTTATGCTGCTTATCAAAAAAGAAAATTAGCACGAAAGAAAAAACCAGATGATGATGATGAAAATGAGGATGAAACCCCAGATAATCAAGGAGATGAAAATGGTAATGAAAATCAAGATGCTGGAGCAGCTGAAGAAGAAGACGAAGAAGTAACAGGATTTGGTGACGATGCTGATGCCGCAGCAGAACAAGGTGTCAGTACTGATGTAGATGGAGTTCTTGAAAATATTCCATCAACTACATCACGATTTGGTTTTAATCTTGATAGAGATGCCCCAGAACAACCAGAACCACCACCAGATGAAGCACCTCCAGTAGAAGAAGCACCCGAAATTCCTTCAGCTGCAGAAGCTCCCGCAGCAGATATGAGTGCGGGAGTAGAAGCTGGAACATTTGAATCGGGTGTAGGTGGAACTGTAACTGCAGCCCCAGTAACAACTACCGCTGCAGAAGGTGGTGCGGATGCTGCTTCTGCTGCTGCTGCTGCTGGTGGTGAAGAAGCCACAGCGGGTATTCTTGGTGCTGTTGCTGGAGCATCAGAAGTAATTCCATTTATCGGAATATTTGCAAGTATTGGGATAGGACTTTATGAATTATTTCATCATCCACACAAAGCACCATCAGCACCACCAGTTTCTACTGCATCCAGTAAAGGAGAGATGGTATTACCTTCATTTGATTCAGTTACAGATACACCAGCATCATCAAGTGCTTTTTAAAGTTCACTTAATTTTCATTTTTTCAAAATTATTAATTAAAACTACGTTTTAATGATTTTACTATTTTTATCATGTTTCTTTCCAGTCATTATTTGACCATTTGGCATTTTATGTGTAAATCTCTTAATTGCTTCTTTTTTTATATCTCCTTTTCCATATTTTAATAACTCATTTCTATCTACATCAGCAGCTTTTCCAAATAATAAAGAAGAAGCCAGTCTTGCAAAAGACCATGATTCCTTTGTTTGATTTGGTCGAGAACCTCCAGTATAATATGCTGCCATACCTTTTTTTAAGATTTTATTAATACCTGTTGTTGATAATAAAGTTTTATTTATTTTAGTTTTATCAGTTATAGGAAATCCGAATTTTTTTTCAAATCGAATTACAAAAGGGCTTCTTTTTGATTCAAATGATTTTACCTTTGGTCGGTCTTTTTGTTCTTTTATTGATTTGATTTGTTTTTTTTTATCTTCTTTAGTTAATGATTTTGGAACGTATTTTTTATTATAAGACATTGTGTATATAATAAACATTATATTTTAATTATTTATTTTTAATTTAAATAATTAATATAAAAATAAAATCTAATTAATATTATATAAAGATGTTTAAGGCAAATGAAAATTCGATGTTTGTTCCGACAAAAACAATTTCTATTAAACCAGAAGCCCAAATTGATTATAATCCAAGTAATCAGAACAATATTAGATGGTTAATTCCACAACATATTGGATTTTTTGACCCAAGACAAACTCAATTGAAATATAAATTGACTATGTCTGGTCGTGGTTATGCTAAACCAGATTCACGAGCGGGAGCACATAGTCTTCTCCGTGATTTAAGAATCATGGATGGTACGGGGACTACAGAATTGGAATCAATCCAAGATTACAACGTTTTAACTGCTCAATGGTGGGGATACACACAAAATGAAAGTATAGCACATAAACGAGATTTATTTGAAGCAAGAAGTGCTAATCAGAATGTTGATAATCAATTACTTTATGGCACACCTCCAGTTTGGACTGGTGGTGCTGCTGTTGCTACAACTGCAAGAACTGAAAAAACAATTGAAGTCACACAGCCAATATACTCTGGAATTTTAGGAGGTGATAGAGTTTTCCCTGTTGTTGCTACTCAAGGTTTAAGGGTTCAAATGGTTTTAGATAATTTAAATAGAGTTCTTCAAAATCCAACAAAAGCTGGAATTGTTGATAGTACACTTGCTGCTGATTCTTCTCAAGTCATGGAACTCAAAGTAGCTATGCAAGGTGCTGGTGGAGCAAATCCATTAGCAAAACAAGAAAAAACTGTGGGAAATCTCGATGACACTTTTACATGTACCATTAAACAACCAGCAGATGCTGCTTCTGGTATTGGAGTAAATAGAAATGCTACTCCATTCAATAACAATCCATTTGATATTGGTGACATGCTTTACGTTGCTAAGGCTGATTTATCTGATGAAGTTCAGCTCGGAATTATTACTGCTTTTGGTGTTGATGGTGATAATGACCTTCAAATTACATTCAATCCAAATCGTCCAATTGGTGATGCTCTCGGAAAAGCTCCAGATGGTACTGGAACTGCAAAAGATTATGCAGCGGGTTCTTTTATTTTTATTAAACAACAAGACCGTGTGAATGGTTTAACTACTATTGCAACCGCTCCCGCAGCTGTTACTGCTTCAGCAGAAACTAAAATATCTTATTCTATTCAAGACATTGAGATGTTAATGTTACAAGTACAACCACCTCCAGCATATATTGAAGGAATGATGAAACAAGTATCCTCTGATAAAGGTCTCTCCATGGATTATCGAACATGGACTTTATATAGATTCAATCTTTCCACAACTAATGGTTTAACCAATCAATTAATTCCAGCAGTACAAACTCGTGCATATTCAATCTTATCTATTCCTTTAGGAATTGCTGAACAAAATAATATTAATAAAGATAGTTTCAAAGGTTTAACAGATGGTTGTCAAAATTATCAATATGTTTATGGAGGTTCTTTAATTCCAGACCGTCCAATTAATCTTGTTAGATACACACAAAATCCAGAAAGAACTGATGCATTACATATTGTTGAACTTGAAAAGAGTTTAGTAAATGCGGGATATGGGGTAAGAAATCTTTTAAGAGTTCCAGACCGATTTTTATTAGGTCGTGCTTTTTCCAAATATGGTCAAGTCATGAATCTCGCACCACAAGATTTATCTCTTCGTGTAGAATATGAAGGAGCAACACAAGAGAAATTATATGAACATTTTGTTCAATCATTAAGACGTGTCAATATTTCTTCAAAAGGTGTCATGGTTATGTAATTATGAGATTTATCTGAGCGGACTCATTTGGCTTTTATTCTTTAATATAAGATTGCCAAATGTGTCCAGATAAAATGTTGATTTACCGATATTTACTTTTTAAAAACATTTAATAATTTATTTAATTTAAATTAATTATTAAAAAAAAAATATCTTTATTAATAATAAAGATGAATATCGTTAATATAGAAAAAGTTGAAATTCTCCCCCTCAATCCTCCAGCCAATAATGCTTACAGTTTCAAAGAAGGTTTCCCAATCATGCAATTTTTAATTCCAAATCAACCGAAACTCCTTTCTGGTTCTTCAATGAGATTAAATGGTGTTTTACGTGTTAATTCCAGTACAAGTAATGAAGCCGCACCTGTTCTTGCTGATAATAATAATAATAAAGGTGGAGGAGCAAAAAATATTGCTTTATCAAATCGTATTGGTGTTGCTTCAGCAATAGACCAAATTACCCTCTCTTCCATGACAAATCAAACTTTAGAAGTTGTACGTAGTTATGGTCGTTATTTGGCATCAGCCCAATCTGTTACACATAGTCAAGAAGATTTAGATACAAATGTTCAAGTTGAAAGTCTTACAGCATCACGAAGCATGAATGGTGCATTTTTAGTCAATCAAGATGTTTCATTTAGTATTCCTTTAAGAACTGGATTATTAAGTGGAGCTTCTGAGATTCCAATTGGTACAAATGGAATTCGTGGAATGATTGTTCAATTACAATTATCACCAGATTCTCAAGTTTTAGGTGGATGGATTGATAATACTGGAACAGCACAAAATACTGCAGCTGCTGGAACTGGTGCTTTTTATCAGTTAAGAGATGTATCCTTATCTTATAATCTTTTAGTTCCAGATGAACAAGGAACACAACAAATGAGTAATCCTTCAACGGGAGCTTTACAATATAATGCAATTAGTCATTTATATTCGGTCGTGAATTCATCTGATGCTACTCAAAATTATAATTTAGGAACAGCAAAAACACTTTCAGTTTTTCATAACTTCCTCCCAACAACTCATTTAAATAATTATGGACAAGACGGTTTTGCAACTCCAAAATTACAGAATGCTGCTGCTGGTGTTTACAATGATGATGCAGAAATTCAAAGAGTTTCTTTTCTCAAGGGTGGTGTCAATTTCCCTCTTGAAAATGAAATTGATGTTAGTGTTCCAGCTTTAAATGATAGACCATTATCTGAACTTGAAATCAATTTTATTAATAGTATAAAATCATATCAGAGCATGAATCATTCTTTAATGTCACTTAATACTCAAAATCAACTTCCAACAAATGTCAATCCATTAGATGGTAATGATGTATCTAAATTCACCCAAGTTGAAAATAAAGAAGTATTTGGTATTGGTGTTGCTGAAGACCCATATAAAGTTGGAGTCGATTTCAAGAATACTAATTATGGTGTAAGAATTGTGAGTGACCTCAATGGGTCATCACCAAATAGTGTTTTTACATATGTATTAGCACAAAATCAATTAATGTATTCCCCTCAAGGAATTTCAGTTGTTTCGTAAAAGACTCATTTGGCTTTTATTCTTTAATATAAGAATGCCAAATGTGTCCGATTTTGATTCTTAGAATTCTTAGAATTTATTAGAATTTATTCACAAATATTATATTTAAATTTTTTCATTTTAAAAACATTTAATAATTTATTTAATTTAAATTAATTATTAAAAAAAAAATATCTTTATTAATAATAAAGATGAGTAATTCACAACTTCCCGACGTTCTTAATGTTAAGCCATTAAATGCTATAGAAACAATGAATATAGAAACTTCACAATTAGACCCAATTGTTATTAATCAAAATTCTTGCCGTTTTGTTTTAGAAAGAAAAGGAATTCTTGATGTTGGTTCTGTAATCACAATGTCAATTCACCCAACTGATGCAACAGCAGATAAAAAATGCTTTTTACCGATTAAAACTGGATGCCATGCTTTAGTTAAAAAAGCCCTTCTTCGGGTTGGTACAAAAGTTCTTGCTACTTCTGATTTATATGGTACACATCAAACCATTCGAAGAGCATTTAAAACCAATGAAGAGAAATCTCAAAAAGATTATGTTAAAAATGGTACTCATGATTGTTTCGAACCAGACAATCAAGGAACTGGATTTTATCAGATGAAAGATGTCATTTATGATGCCGCACAAACAGCAGCAACAATTGACCCTTCTGTTCAAATCACAGTTTCTGAAACTGAATGTCCAGTCTTTTCAATTAGACTTTCAGAATTATTTCCAATGATGAGAAACGTACAACTTCCTTTATATTTAATGAATGAACCAGTTTCCATTGAACTTACTTGGAATAGTCAAATAGATGGTGCTGGAACATTAGGTAAAATGCTTTGTTTCCAAGACGGTTTTGGGGGAACTACGGGAGCTAAAATTGGTCTTGATAATGTCAAATTCCTTGCTGATTACCTTACCTATGAAGATGGAAGAATGGCTGCTACAGCAAAAATTGTTAATTCTGCACAAGGTCTTGCAATGCCATATGAAGACATGATAGTTACTAATACAAATATTCCAGCTGCAACTGTTACTGGAACTGATATAATTGTTCAAAACATTACACGAGATTTAGGTCTTTCTGGACGTAATGTTAGACAGATTCTTCTCCATGATAGAGAAGCAGCAAGTAATAGTCTTTTAGGAGTTTATAATGCTGATGGTTTTAATGTTGCCGATAGTTACAATTGGAGAATTAATGACCAAACAATTTATTCACGAGAAGTTACACTTCAAGCACGAAAAGCAAATCAATTAGCTCAATGTTTTGGAACTCCAATAAATTGTTTAAATGCTGAATATTCTTCTGATGCTCTTTCTAATAAACAAGCAGCAAATCATCCAGTCAATAACAATATTTTAACAGCTTCAACTTTTGAAGGAATTAGTCAAAGAGATGCTCAAAATTCTATGCATTTTACTGGGGTTGATTTATCAACAAGTCCACTTAATATTCCAAATACTGGAATTAAAGTTGGACAAAAACCCGTTGAACATTTACGAGTATTAAGAAGAACTAATGAAAATAAAGCCGCAAGAAATTCGGTTTATTTTTCTACCGTAGAAAGAGCATTTGTACTTCGTAATGGTCTTGTATCTGTTTCAGCATAATTTCAGAGTAATCTCAATTTAATAATAAAATGTTTAAAAGATATAAAGAATATCTCATTATATTATATAACGAGAAATATGCCAAGAAAACAAGGTTCTAATAATTCCACGAATTATCACTATTTACTTAAAAAATATATTGATGATGATAAAACCCAATTACAAGAAAAAAGATATTTTAAAACTCAAGGTGAAATTCAAGAAGAATATTCCATGAAAAGATGTTCTATTTATAATTTAATAAATATTAACAATTCACAAAATTCAATTAAAAAAAGAAAATATAAAAATATTAGTATTGAAAAACTTTCACCACCAATTCCAATTTATTCACAAATTGAAACAATTCCATCTGGAATAGTTAATTTATAATTTATTCCGTAAAAGAATTATATTAATATTAAAATCTAATATTAATATAATAATGTACTCTATTTTATTTGGACATTACTTTTATATCAAAGATATAGAAGCCATGATTGATACTGTAACCAAAAATCGAAAACAAAAACGATTAGAAGGTCAAACGTTGAATACCTCTTTTGCTGAGGATTTAAAAAACTTAATGATGGGTATTGAAGACACCATAATATCTGATAAATCTTGATAAATAATTATGCATTTTTAATGGTTTTTAATGGTATTATCATCAACAACCATAATAACTTCTTTGTCTTGTTCTTTCAAGAAATTAATTCTTTTTTCTTTTATAAAATCAAATTGTTCTTTTGTTATTTTATTTCTTACCATTTTTAATTCCAAATCTTTGTGACTTCCAAATATATCATCTGTATGATATTTAGAACAACAATGTGTAATTCTTCCTTCTGTTCTGTTTGAAACATCAAAACCACTTCCATGACAATGTAAATGTGGTTTTAATGATTTATATATCTCACCATTTCTTTTTAATGGATTATATTTAGTTCTTCCATTAACATCAAAACAAAAAGGGCATTTGTAATACATATGTACTCCTTTAATATGAGAACAATGTACAAAAATCACATTGTCTAAACGGTCAGTATATTTATTTTCTAAATTGATTTTTTGAGCTTCTGTAAAATCAGAGTAAAACGTCATTATATAATATACTGAAGAAAATAATCTTTATATATATTAATCATTATATATATAATTTGATTATACATTACTCATTTCTTTGAAGATAGGATTGTGAGGTTCATTTGCATCGGGACAATCATCTTTTATTTTCTGGTCACATTCCATGCAACCAGATTTAAAATGTTTAACATTTTTTAATGCATAAATTAATGATGCCAACATTCCCCCAAGACCTCCTAACATCAAGGTTATTTCTTCTGCTGTATATTTATGACGACCATCTTCAGTAACAGCTAAATCTGTAATATCAAATGTAAAATTATCCATATTATATTTGATTTAGATTTTATTTTTACTTCAATTAATTATTATCTAAATTAATTATAATAATGATTGAAGTAAAAATAAGTAAATCGACCAATCCAAAAAAGAAACTAATGGCAGTTTTTTTTGAAGATAAAGACGGTAAACACAAAAAAACCAAGACAATTCATTTTGGTTCTGCACCTAATAAAGATTATACAATTTATTATAAAGAGGATGGTAAGAAAGTAGCTAATGAAAGAAAATCGTTGTATTATGCAAGACATATGAAAAGAGAAGATTGGACAAAAGCAATGACTGCTGGTACATTATCAAAATACCTACTCTGGAACAAACCAACATTGAAAGCAAGTATTGCCGATTATGTAAAGAAATTTAAATTAAAATTAATTTAGAAAAAATTAATTTCTATATTAATAATAATAAGTATGAACTTTAATAAAGACGATTTTGACTTGGATATTCTTCCAGTAAAAACTGATGGTACTGAACAAAAATTATCAAGACCATTACACCCACACCTTCCTAATATTGCAAATGGTCAAGTAGGTATATTAATATCTCCAGTAAAAACTGGTAAATCAACAATTA